CGACCGTCCCGACCGTCCCGACCGTCCCGACCGTCCCGACCGTCCCGACCGTCCCGACCGTCCCGACCGTCCCGGCCGGCCTAGTCGTCCTAGTCGTCCTAGTCGTCCTAGTCGTCCTAGTCGTCCTAACCGGCTCACCCCCCGCAAACCCCCCAGTCGCCATACCATGGCGTCCGGAAAATTTCACACGTATATCGTTTAGAGGGGGGTGTACTTCCGTTCCGCATCGAAAAAAAATCTCAGGTTGTCCCTGTTAGGAACCTGTGCCATCATGGGAGCATGGACGCGACGGAGAAGCGGATAATGCTTGCAGGTCTCAGGGTAGTTGTGGCGTCAGGATTCAACCGCTCGATCCCGGCGTGGGTCAAACAGAAGTGGCCGCAGTGGGAAGAGGAGCAGCGAAAACTCGTGTTCTGGGTCATCCTCGACATGCTGTTCCGGGGAGATGTTGTGGGGGACTGCTGGATGGAATTCGTCCACTGGGCCAAGGACAACGTAGCCGAGGAGAGTCTCGCGTGGACCAACAAAGCACTACGGCACTTCGATGCGGAGAAGTTATGGGAGTTGTGAGAAAGAAGGATTATCGAGACCGGTTTTTATCCACGACTGTCTTCGACGACGGGGCGAAGGGGGTCGCGTTGGATATGTTTTCGAAGACTGGGCGTGTCACAGATGCGGCGATGGTAGCTGGCGTATCCACGTCCACGGTCAAGCGTCATCTGGAGCGTGACTCGGAGTTCGCCCAGGCCTGGGAGATTGCCCGGCAGGAGTACGCTGACTATGTGACGGGTCTGATCGAGGAGCGGGCATTCAAGGGCATCGAGGAGCCGATCATTGGCGGGAAGTTCCGTGATCAGGTGGTCGCCCACAAGCGGGTTTTCAGTGATTCGTTGGCGATGATGCACGCGAAGCGTTATGTGGGCGAGTACCGTGAGCGGCAGCAATTGGACGTAAGCGTTGCTGGCGGCGTGCTGGCGGTAGCCTCCCCGATGCCGAACAGTCCTGACGGGGTGAAGCAGTGGAAAAAACTCTACGCCGGGGAGTATGAGCCAGGCAGTATCAAGCCTGAGCCTCCCCCGCGACTACCGGAGAAGCGTGATGAGCGACCGACTGAAGGGTCCGGAGAACAGCCATCTGAAGGCGGGTCCTCCGTGCCGGGTGAACGTCCGCCTGTTCCAGAATTCGCAGACTGGGGTGCGGTGGGCGAACGTGCGAGTACATTCGGGGAGGAAGCCGGACCTGTGTCGGGAGGGGAACGTGGAGATGAAGGGCTCGACAGCGGAGGTGGAACGTAAGGTGGGCTGGCTGGCAGGCGGGATTGCGGAGACGTTGTGTGAGGATTACGGCGACAGCATAGAGCCCCACGAGATAGCGGGTTTAGCGGTTGGGTGTTACCAGGATTGCTGGAAGGAAGTCCATGGCTGATCTGATACCGGTAGACAGGAAGGTCTACTGGGAGGAGCGTGATGACGGCCTGCGTCCGGTCACGTACGACCGCAGCAGCGGTAAGTATGAGGACGTAGTGTGGACGCCCCAGGGCGGTTCCCAGGAGGCATTTCTCCGTATGCCGTTGTTTGAGGTGTTGTACGAGGGAACTCGTGGTCCGGGCAAGACGGATGCGTTGTTGATGGATTTCTGCCAGTTCGTGGGCCGTGGTTACGGAGCAGACTGGCGTGGTGTCTTGTTTCGGCGGACGTATCCTGAGTTGGGCGATGTGATTGCGAAGTCTCGGAAGTGGTTCCCCCAGATATTTCCGGGCGCGAAGTACAATGCGGGGGAGCATTACTGGACGTTCCCGGACGGCGAGACGTTGTTGTTCCGTCATTTCAAGCAGCCGGATGATTACTGGAACTATCACGGCCATGCTTACCCGTGGGTAGGTTGGGAGGAGTTAACGACATGGCCCACGCCCGAGTGTTACACGAGGATGTTCAGTTGTGCGAGGTCGGCTAATCCGGGCGTCCCGATCCGGGTACGCAGCACGACGAACCCGTATGGGTGTGTGCCATACGGTGAGGTATTGACGGCAGACCGAAGTTGGGTCCGGATTGCGGAGGTGGCAGTTGGCGAGCGGGTGTGGAGTGTGGGCCGTGGGGGGGAGTTAGTTTGTGCGGAGGTCAGCGAGGTCATCCAGAAGCGTTGGTCAGGCCGGATGTTGAAGCGTGTGGGCCGTGGTTTGTGCATGGAGTTCACGGAGGACCATCGTTTCCCGGTATTGGACGCCCCCCGTCTTGAGCATCATTTGGAGCGCTTCCAGGACTTGCCATCTTCTGCGGACATTCGGCGGATAGCGATTCCGCAGGCGTCCCGTCCGGGGACTGTAGTTTTCCGTCCTTCGGACCCGAGGTTAGCGGACGGCCAGCGTCGTCCGGTGCCGGAGTTAACGGAGATCCAGTACGCGCGTTTAGCGGGCTGGGTCTTATCGGAGGGTTATGTATGTCCGAACGGTTTAAGTTTCCGGGTTTGTCAGGAGAAGGAGGAGAACAAGCCGTTGATTGAGGCGATGTTGAACGATTGTGGTTTTTTGTGGAGTTACACGGGGACGAAGTATGACGTCCGTGACGCGGCGTGGGCGGCTGAGTTTGAGCGGTTCGGGTATAGCCATGAGAAGCGGATACCGAGGGAATTGTTGTCGTGTGGTACGGACGTATTGCGGGTGCTGCTGGACGCTTTATTTTTCGGGGACGGGAGTCGGAACGTGTACTACACGTCCAGCGAGGGATTAGCGGGTGACGTTGCGGAGCTGGGCATCCGTCTGGGGCATTCGGCGTATATGAAGGAGCGTCGTGGTTCCTGGGAGGTATCTTTGTCGAACCGCAGCGTGATAAATCTCCGGACGGGCAACCGGGCCTACGGCGGGGAGAATCATGACAAGGGGGTGAACTGCGAGGGTCGTGATTTTGATGGCGAGGTGTATTGTTTAACGGTCCCCGAGACGGAGACATTTTTCCTTCGTCAGAACGGCTGCGTGTGGTTGAGCGGGAACAGCGGTCATAGCTGGGTGAAGCATCGGTGGCGTTTGCCGGTAGGCAAGGGCCGGATGGTGGGTGACATCATCGAGGATTCGCTGGACAAGAACGGCGAAGTTGAGCCTCCTCGGGTAGCGGTGAAGGGTCACATCCGGGAGAACCATGTGCTGTTGTACGCCGATCCGGGGTACATTGATCGGATTCGGAGTGCGGTGCGGAACACTGCGGAGTTGGAGGCGTGGCTGAACGGTTCGTGGGACATTGTTGCGGGCGGCATGTTTGACGACGTATGGGATCGGAATGTGCATGTTTTACCGGCGATTCCGTTATCGCTGATCCCCGAGGGGTGGCGAATTGATCGGAGTTACGACCACGGGCAGAGCAGGCCGTTCAGTGTGGGGTGGTGGGCCGAGAGCAATGGCGAACCGATTTCGTTGAACGGTAAGTCGTACGGGGTGGTGCGTGGCGACTTGTTTCGGATTGCGGAGTGGTACGGCTGGACGGGCGAGCCGAACGTGGGTATGCGGACGTTGTCGAGTGAAATTGCGCGGGGGATACAGGATCGGGAGCTTCAGTGGGGCATACAGGGTCGGGTAAAGGTTGGCGTGGCGGACGGTTCGATCTTCGATCATTACGAGCCGGGTCTGAGTGTCGTGGGTGAAATGCGGAAGCAGGGAATCGACTGGTACGCGGCGGACAAGAGTTCGGGGAGTCGTAAGCAGGGGTGGCAGCAGATACGGGAGCGGCTGAAGGCAGCGTGTCCTGGGAAAGAGGGGGTGCGTGAAGAGGCGGGTTTGTTTATTCTTGAGACGTGTGACCAATTCCTGCGCACGGTTCCGGTTTTGCCCAGATCGGATCGCGACCTGGATGATGTCGACACAGACGCTGAGGATCACATTGCGGACGAGGTGCGATACCGGGTTCGTTTCAAAACCAGGCGGGTACGTCGAGGTAGCTGGAAATGAAAAAGGCCGGACCAGACAAGCTGTCGTCGGCGTATTCTCACATGGCCCCGATACGGGACAAGATCACAGCGGTCCTCGGCGGGACTGAGACAATGCGCATGGCCGGGACGGCCTACCTCCCCCAGCACGACCGGGAGAGCAATGCGGCCTACGACGAGCGATTGAATCGCACCGTATTGGTGAATACGACGGAGCAGACGTTAAACGGCTGGGTGGGTCGGCCTTTCAGCAAGCCGATGCAGGTGAATCCGAATGTCCCTCCCGAGGTGGTCCGTCTGCTGGAGGACGTAGACCGTCAGGGCAATGATCTCGATGTATTCTGCCGAAACTGGTTTCGCGATGGTCTGGCGAAGGGTTTCAGTCATGTGCTGGTGGACTTTCCCGCGTTAACGGGTGACGGCCCCCGGACATTGGCGGACGACCGAGCGGCTGGCCTGCGGCCATACTTTGTTCATTTGCCGCCCGAGAATGTCATTGCGGCCCACGCCGAGACGGTAAACGGCGTGGAGCGGTTGACCCATGTGCGGGTATACGAGCAGGAAACGGTGCAGGACGGTTTCGAGGAGGCGGTGATCGACCGGATTCGGGTTTACGAGCCGGGGCTGGTTCAGGTGTACGAGAAGCGAGGCACGAAGGGTCGCGAGGAGTGGGTGTCCATCGAGACCTACAACTACGATCTGCCCTACATTCCGATTGTGTCTTTTTACTCGCAGCGCGAAGGCTTCATGTTAAGCAAGCCGCCGCTGCTCGATCTGGTGAACATGAACATTGCTCACTGGCAGAGCCAGTCGGACCAGACGGCGGTGTTGACGGTGGCGCGTTTTCCGATGCTGGCATCGTCGGGGATGATGGATGACGACGAGGTGGTGGTGGGTCCGAACCAGTGGCTGGCGACCCGCGACCCGCAGGGGCGGGTTTACTATGTGGAGCATAGCGGCAAGGCAATCAACAGTGGCCGAATGGATCTGTTGGACCTTGAGGAGAAGATGGCGAAGTACGGTGCGGAGTTCCTGACGAAGAAGCCGGGTCGTCAGACAGCGACAGCTCGGGCGTTGGATTCGGCGGAGGCGATCAGTCCGTTGCAGGACATGACGCATCGGTTCGTGGACTCTGTTAATCTGGTGATGCAGTATGCTGCGGACTGGATGGGCCTGGAGACTGGCGGCACGGTCGATCTGGATACGGACTTTGGCCTGAGTGGTTCGGACGGCGGTGCCTTGACGGCGTTGTCGAATGCCCGTCAGAGCCGGGACATTTCACGCGAGGCTTACCTGCGTGAGTTGCAGCGGTACAACGTACTTGACAGGTCGTTTGACGTTGAGACGGACGGCGAACTGTTGCGTGACGAGCAGTCGCTGGCGGGTCTATCCACTACGGTTCTAATTGAGGAAGACGAAGATGAAAGTGTTTAATCGAGACACGCATTCAGATCAGCGGCACGCGATTGTCCAGGGCGGTGCGGACGCGGCTGCAACGATCACGATTGCTGCCGTCGCGGAGGAGTTCTGGGTACTGGATCATGTGACGTTTTCGGGTAGTGTGGACCCCGATACGGATGTGACGTTGACGATTACTTTCGGCTCGACGGTCTTGTTCAAGCACTTCATTACCAGCGGCGGCGTTGGTCCGGTTCCTCTCGGCGGACTCGCCAGGGGCGTCAAGAACGAGGCCGTGACCATTACGGCGTCCGCAGCGGGAACCGGCAAGAAAATCAATTTGAGCGTTGTATACAGGTAAAAAAATGGCATACGAAGACACGGGTCTGGGCGGAACGGCTGGACTGAGTGGACTGACAGCGGTCCACGACGAGTTGTTGGTCTCTATTCTTCGAGAGAAGAAGGAAGTTGGTCGCGACATCAACCTGGTGACTCCGCTGGCGGGCAAGAGTTATTGCTTTAGCCGGTGGAAAAAGAGCCTGGCTAAGTTGCCGCTGGAGCGTTGCCATACTTTGGTGTATGACAACAGCAACAACGTGCGGTTCAGCAACAAGGTGGATCAGTTCTGCGAGAGAGAACTGGATTCGTACACGCTTGTGAAGGACACGAACCCACGATGCAGTCTGGAGCAGAGCCGCGACTGGGTGCGGGTGGGTAATCGTTGTCGGGCGGTGTACGGTCACATCTATAACAAGTTGGTGGATCAGCGCAGGCCGCTGTGTTTGAATCTGGAGGATGACATTGGCGTTCCGGACAAGGCGTGGCAGAAGCTGTACGCTCAGATTCAGACAGACAGCGTAGGTACTGTGATTGGTCAGTGCAATGATCGTCGTGCTTACGTGGACACGGGGAAGAGGAGAACGATTGCGGTGAACTTCAAAGTAGACGAGATCATCGGGCAGGGGAGTTCGTTGAGCGTGAAGACCACGCCGGTGACGGTTCGGGAATTTGGCGTGGACCAGATCGGTTCAGGCCACATGGGTCTATGGTTGACCAAGACGGAGGTCATCCGCGAATTGGGTATGGGCCATCAGTTTGGCGATTTGCGTGGCAACGACATGAATTGGGGCTTGGCGATCAACCGGGCCGGTTGGAAGTTCGCGGTGGATTGGTCCGTTAAGCTCGAACACTATTTCCAGCAGGACGGCAAGGTCTTGAGTATTTAAGTGGACGCCAACCAGATATATCTTGATCTTCAGTTGCGGTATCAGCACCGGCTACGCCGGTTGGCGAGCCGAATACTGGGCCGATCTATCGAGTTGGTTTCGCTATCGGACAGAGAGCTTTTGCAACGTATGCGTCGGAAGTTGCCGGTGCTTCGCAGGGGTAAGTTTGACTTTGCTTCGAGGCGTTATTTGGAGTTAATAGATGAGCTTCGTCGTCTTCGGGAACTACAGCTTCGCCAGGCGTGGGAGCAAGCCCAGGAAGAGATGAAGGAGTTGGCGTACGCGACACAGGACAAAGAGGAAGAACGGACGATCTTTGCCCTCCCGGTGAAGGTCCCCTTTTTCCGGATTCCGCCAACGGTTCTGTTGGCAGTGTTCCGTGAGCCCTTCGCAGGCGGTCCACTCGACGCTCGGACTTTTTCGCAGTGGCGGACTTCGATCAGGGATGCGGACTTCGGGAGGATCGAGGCGGCGGTCCAGAGCGGCATTGTTCAGGGATTGTCCACAGACGCGATTGCCCGTGGTCTGGCGGGAACGAAAAAGCAGAATTATTCGGACGGCGTCCTGGCAAAAACGCGAAGGAACTTCCAGGCAGTGCTCGGCGCTGGTATTACTCATGTACATAACCGAGTGTCCGAGAAGCTGTGGATGAAGAATCCCAGGATATATCGCTACATGCAGTGGGTGAGTGTGCTTGACGGACGGACTTCCGCTATTTGCCGAGCGAGGGATGGAAAATTTGCCCCGATAGGGGACAATGTTCTTCCGAAGGGCCTGCCTCGTTTGATCCCGCCGGGGGCAAGGCCACCAGCTCATCCGAATTGCCGTTCGGTGGTTGTTCCGGTGTTCGATGCAAAGGGCCTTGCGGGGATCGTGAGCGAGCGGCCCTTTGTCCGGGAAACAGCAAAGGACCAATACAAGAAGATCAATTTCCGGCAACGTGCCGAGGTCTCAGTGGGGTCGAGGACCTGGCGGGGCATGTCGGAGGTAGGACGCCAGAAAGCGGTTGATGCGGTACGGGATAAGTGGTTGTCGGATCGAATTGGGACGGTTCCGGCGGATTTGACATACGACGGCTGGCTGCGTGGTCAGCCGGTAGAATTTCAGAACGAGGTACTTGGCCGTCCGAAGGCGGCATTATTCAGGCGCGGCCTGAAGATAGATCGGTTCGTAGACGGGTCCGGTCGAGAGTTGACGGTCCCCGAACTTAGAAAGTTGCTGGAGTAGCGTATGTTCGAATTTTCGCAGAACACTGAGCTGGAGAATCTGGATTCCGTACCGGAGAACTTCCGGGTCTTCTATACGCAGAGCGATTCTGGTGAAGGTTATCGTTTGAATTCCGATGACCAGGCCACAGCTTCTGCGGTAGCGAGCATCACGGGACTGGCAAAGAGCCTGAATGCGGCACGTAAGGACGCAGACGGTTTCAGGAAGCAGCGGGTCGACATGAGTCCGTTGTCCGAATACGGAGAGACGCCAGAGGCTGCGGCGGAATCGTTCCGGGCACGGCTGACTGAGCTGGATTCTCAGATCCAGGAAGGCTCGCAGGCGAAGGTCGACATTGATCGTATTCGGGAAGATCTGAGTAAGAGTCACAACAAAGAGCTGGGGAAGCGGGATGTCCTTGTGCAGTCGTTGAAGGACCAGCTCTACGCGAACCTGGTCATTTCCGAGACGACGACGGCGATTGCGGCTCAGAGGGGTGTGTCTGAGTTGCTGATGCCGTTTGTTAAGGAGCGTGTTCGAGCCGTCGAGGAAGACGGAAACATTCAAGTTTATGTTGTGGACGGCGACGGAAATCGTCGCTACTCCGGCACTACTGGCGAGGTGATGAGCATTTCTGAGTTGGTTTCAGAGATGAAGGGCAATCCACAGTTTGGCCGACTTTTTGAATCGGAGGCCCCCTCGGGGATGGGAACGAATCCTAATTCGCAGCGTCGTCAGGCCGTGCCTGCGGCGGAACGGTCCTCCGTTGACAAGATTTCGGCTGGTTTGCGTGAAGGGCAGTTTGTCCGTCCCGGACAATGATCTGTTGACTGAATTGTCGTTGCCTCGTAATTTGATCGTTGATTTCGCCAGGAAGCGACTTTCCGGCGTAGCACTGCCAGAGCGATTCTGGTCTCACCAAAATCGTTTTTATCTCTCTGGCAGGAGGTGCTCAAATGGCATCTGTTACGCTTGTTGAATCTGCAAAACTGGCCCTGAACGATCTCGTTGCAGGGATCATCGAAAACATTATTACCGTCAACCGGATGTACGAAGTGCTTCCGTTCGACGGGATTGACGGCAACGCTCTCGCCTACAACCGGGAGAATGCTCTCGGCGATGTCGATGTCTACGGTGTTGGCGACACGATTGCCGCGAAAGCTGCTGCGACCTTCACGCAGGTCACAAGTACGTTGACCAGCATCATTGGTGACGCTGAGGTCAACGGACTGATCCAATCAACCCGTTCTGGGTTCGGCAATGACCAGACTGCGATCCAGATCGCATCAAAGGCCAAGTCGGCTGGCCGTCAGTACCAGGACATGCTGGTTAACGGCACAGGTTCGAGTGAGGAGTTCAGTGGCCTGCTGACACTTATCGACACTCCCCAGACGGTGGATGCCGGTACGAACGGTGCGGCCCTGTCCTTTGCGGACATGGACGAGATGCTTGATCTGGTCACGGACAAGGACGGCCAGGTCGACTATATCACCATGCACGCTCGTCCGCTGCGGTCCTACATGGGCCTTCTGCGTGCCCTGGGCGGCGCTTCGATCAGCGAAGTGGTCACTCTCCCAAGTGGTACGCAAGTTCCGGCCTATCGGGGCGTTCCGATTTTCCGAAACGACTACATCCCGATTAACCAGGCGGCGGGAAGTTCGTCTACCACTACCACAGTTCTTGCGGGCACGCTGGACGACGGTTCTCGTCAGCATGGTATTGCCGGTCTGACTGCCTCAAACGCTGCGGGCATCCAGGTCGTTGACGTGGGCGAATCCGAGACGAAGGACGAGCACATCTGGCGTATCAAGTGGTACTCCGGACTGGCCTGCTTCAGCTACAAGGGTCTCGCTGGTCTGAAGGCCATTAACAACTGACACCCCCCCGCCGAGTGGTCGCCGCTCGCTTCTTTCTGGAGACCACTCGGGGGGTTTTTACTCGGAGTCGACATGCGTCTGTATCTGGCAGGCCCACGCGCTGGGCAGAATGTGGTTCTTCAGGGCACTAGATTCGTCAGCGGCATTGCCGAGGTGCGGGCTGAGGATGAAGGCCTTATCCGCTACCTGCGACGCTACCAACAGGCATTTCCCGAAGGTTCCTCTGAGCTGGAAGAGGCTCTTGAGGCTTTTGGCGGCAAGGAGATTTACGGTGGCTCAGGTCATATTCCGAAAAAACGGGCAGGGGATGACCCTGCACTTCAGCCGCCTGGGGGAGAATCTTCCTCGGAAGAAGCAACTGACAAGCCACTCGATGCTTCAGCCGGTTCCGGGAACGGCGGGGGTGTGGCCGAGGGGAACGGACAAGAGGACACCGGGCTGGATCTCAAGGAAGTGATCTGGAAGGCCTGTTTGAATCTTGACCCGACTGATCCTTCTCAGTGGAACACGGGCGGATCACCGAAACTCGCGGCAGTCATATCACGAGCGGGCGTAGCGGGTCGAGACATTACCCGAGCAGACCTTCGAACGCACGGCCTTCTGCGAAAACAGGTGGCTGATCGAAAAAGCGAGTAACTTTATCACGAGGCGGGTTAGATGGCGTTCACGTTTACCGTTGAAGACGGGACCGGCCTTGCGGGTGCGAACGCCTACATTTCCGTGTCCTTCGCCGATGATTACCACGATGGCCGTGGCAACACTGCGTGGACGGACAGCTCGGTAACGGACTCAGCTAAAGAGCGCGCGGTCGTTCGCGCCACCGACTACGTCGATAAGCGGTTCGGTGGGAAGTTCCGTGGCTGGAAAGAGAGTAGCTTGCAGGCTCTCCAGTGGCCCCGCCTGGACGCAGAAGACAACTCGGGGTATTTGATCCGGGACATCCCGGAAAAACTCAAGCAGGCCGTTTCGGAGTACGCGCTACGGTCTGTCGATCTGCATGAGTTGTCCCCCGATCCAATCTCGCCAGTCCCACAGCAGCAGAATCTCTTCGGCACTGTCCGCGATCTCTCGCCGACCGGTGAGGTGGCGAAGAAGACAGAAAAGGTAGGTCCGATTGAGGAGTCCACCGAATACCGATTCGGTGACAATACGGTGACCGCCGCCGGGGTAGCCACGAAGTCGGTATTGGTCAGTGACTACAATATCCCCGAGTATCCCGCCGCAGACATGCTCCTGGAGGAGCTGCTGGTCAATGTAAGCACTCGTCGAATTGTTCGGGGGTAGCAATGGCCAAAGACTATTCAGCGTTGCAGGACAAAGCCAAAGACCTGATCGAGAAATACGGCGAGACGGTAGAGCTTCTCAAGGAGTCTCGCACGTCCGCCGACGCCAGCGCTCCGTGGGAGGGTACTGCGGTATCCGAGACTCGCGTGACCGGCGTCTACGCGATCTACGTTCCGCTGTCTGGTGAGGCCCTGGTGATGCAGGCGGTCGCCGCTCTGGGCGGAACGGTCAACAAGTCAATGAACAGTTTTCTGATCCCTTTCGTGAGCGGCCACGACGTGCGGACGTTTCAGAAGATCGTTGAAGATTCAAAGGTTTGGCGTATCAGTCGGGTTGGCGTAATCAAGCCGGGGGATACGGTTCTGCTGTACCAGGTCGAGGTCGAAGGCTGATGCCTACGCCAACGGTTGCCCGAACTGATATGTATTCCGCCGTGAAAACGGCGTGGGACGCCGGTTCGGCCACGTCGGGCAAGACGCTGATTTACGACAACGTAACGGCAGATATCCCGCAGGCGGAATCCGGCAGCACCGGCGATCCGGACTTGTGGGGTGCGGTGCGAGTTGAAAACAACGTGTCGAGCGTGCAGTCGCTACGCGGCGACGGCGGCGTACGCAGGTTCCGCCGAATCGGCCTGCTTCTATTAGAGGTATACACCCCAGCGGGGGATGGGCTATCATCGGCGGATGCAGTCGTCAAGGTCGTCCTTGACGGACTTGAGGGACAGACGACGGCGAACGGCGTCTATTTCCGAAACGCGCAAGTGCGGGAAGAAGGTGTCTCTGGTCCGTGGTTCCTGACCGTTGTCGCGGTCGACTTTGAATACTATGAGGTGAAGTAATGGCGACTGTGAACAAGATTGATTCAAACGCAACCGGTCTTCGCGTTGCGAAGGAAACCTCGTACGGCGTACTTCCAGGCACGCCTATCTGGCATGGTCTGGAGCCGAACAGCTACGGGGATTTCGGGGGTAACGTAACGACCGTTGCCCGCGAAACGATCAACGACGCCCGTTCACGCCTGAAGGGCGTAACGACTGACGTCGAGGCCACAGGAAACTTTGAGCTGGACCTGACTCAGAGCAGCCTCGCCGAGTTGTTTGAGGGGTTGATGTACGCCGCCTACGACAAAAAGGCCGAGCGGTTCAACAACCATACAGCAGAATCGGTCATCACTGACGCATCCGCGTCGTCTGATGACTTCACGTTTACGACAGGCGATACGTTTCGAGAGGGCGACCTCGTATTTGCCAGTGGTTTCACTAACGCGGGCAACAATGGTCTTCATGTGGCTAACACAGGATCGGGCGCAACGGCCCTGTCTGTTACGTCGGCAGTGGTCGACGAAGTCCCTCCCGCACTGGCTAAGTTGGTCACAGTAGGATTTGAGTTCGCGTCTGGCGATGCGACCATCGACGTGTCGGGTACGTTCCCGGCGCTCGTCACAACTACGAAGGACCAGACTCAGCTCGGTGTTACCGTTGGCGAGTTCGTCTATATCGGTGGTGACGCGGCGGGCGAAAAATTCTTCAACTCGGCCAACAACGGCTGGGCGAGGGTCAAGTCTATCACCGCCACTACAATGACGTTCGATAAAGCATCGGCCACGATGGTGACGGACGACGGAACGGTTGACGGTGCCGGTGGGACTGGCCAGACGATCCGAATCTTCCTCTCCCGTACAGTCCAGAACAAAACTGGCTCCGACATTTCCCGAACCAGTTATCAGCTTGAGCGTAAGCTGGGTGCTCCCGAGGACGCCAGTCCCACTCAGATTCAGTCCCAGTATGTGGTCGGGGCGATTTTGAACGAGTTCACTTTGAACTTGCCGACCTCCGACAAGGTCACCACGGAACTGACTTTCATGGGTAAGGACACAGAGCAGCGGACGGGGGTCGTTGGCGTTAAGTCCGGCACTCGTGTCGCCATGTCGACAGCAGACGCTTTCAATGCCAGTTCCCACGTTACTCGTTTTCGCCTGGCCCCCGTTAGCGCGACAAACGAATTCCCGACCTCGACTTTTGCGTTCGTGATGGAGGGGTCCATCGTGATAAATAACAATAACTCACGTAACCAGGCCATCGGTACGTTGGGTGCTTTTGAGTCCTCGGCTGGTATGTTTGAGGTCAGTTCTGAAGTTACGGCCTACTTCCAGAACGTGACAACTCTTGAGTCGATTCGTAACAACGATGACATGACTCTGGATGTCGCATTGGTTCAGGACAATGCCGGAATCGTCATTGACCTACCGCTGCTGACCGTCTCTGGGGGTCTGGCACAGGTTGAGCTGAATGAGCCGGTCAAGCTGCCATTGTCTGTTGACGCAGCGCAGGCCACGACAGTTGATACGGCATATACGCACACAGCCAAGATTTGTGTGTTTGACTATCTCCCCGACGCTGCGGAATAGGAACATAGATGAGTCTATACGCAGACTTCAAGACCAGTGAAAAGCTGGAGGTGGACGGTGTACGTTTTCTTAATGGGGGCTTCGCCTACACCCTGGGCCGAAGTGGCGGGGCGAACAAGAAGTTTGCGAAGCTCTTTGAGCGACTCGCCCGCCCCCACCGCAGACAGTTGGAAAATGGGTCCCTGGACAACACTGTCGCAGAGCGTTTGATGCGAGATGTTTTCGCTAAGACGGTCGTCTTGCGATGGGAAACCCGGAATGAGGAAGGCGAGTGGGTTGACGGCATTGAGCTGGAGGACGGTTCTGTTGTTCCGGCCACCCCGGAAATTCTGGTCCGGGTCTTTGAGGATCTCCCGGACCTATTTGCGCAGATTGTCGAAGATGCCAAGAGCACGACCTATTTCCGCCAGGCCGGTATGGACGACGATGTGGGAAACTGATTGAGTTCCTGCGGTACGAGCTGGTGCAGGGACCCTACGAGAAGAAAATTCTTGATGCGTGTGCTCGAACCGGGGAGCCGATACCCGAAAAGATACAGAACAGGCCGGTGCTGCTCCCCGGCCTGGAATTCTATCTTCAGGCCTGGCAGGAACTCGGATATGATAGGCCCCTGGGGTTTGGGGTGGGTCCGATCCCCACAGCCTCTTTTCGTTCATACGTCCACGACATGGACATGGACGACGATGATGCGGAGCGATTCCACTTCATTGTTCGAGAGGTGGACAACTTCTTTGTTGGCCACGCGAACAAGAAGGATACGTGATGCCTGGGAAATCGCCCGAGGAGTTCCGCACAAGGGTCAAGATCATTGCCGAGGGGCTTGGGAAGGCCAGTAACGCTGTCGGTGCGCAGGCGTGCTACCTGGCCGGTGAGTATTTGGCCAAGTACACGCCCATCGACACTGGCCAGGCCAAATCGAACTGGCAGGCATCACGGGTCAGCCCCCGCACGGTTCGTCGCGGGGCGTACGCCTCCGGCATCTGGGGCAGCACGGAAGGTGCGAATGAGGCGGCGACCATTGCTCAGATCAGGAAGGAGTGTGTCGCCCGTAAGAAGAATCAGCAGATGTTTCTTACGAACAACCTGCCGTATATTTCCAAGCTGGACGCGGCATACGACACAATTAAGAGAAAATTCCCTACCCCTCCGGCCAAGTACCGGCGGGGTTTCTTTCAGGTGGCAGTACAGAGGGCGGCGGAGGCCATTCGTAATTCACGAGCCTTCAAGCAGGCGCTTGCTGGCAAGGGAGCTTCGATCCGAATGGAGGACATCTGATGGCCATCGAACGCATGGAAATTGTTATTTCCACGAAGGGAGGGCGCACTGTTGAGCGTCAGATGGATTCGATTGGCGATAAGGCGGCGAAGACGGGCGCTCGTACCCGGAAGATGGGCGACCAGATAGATCGCGGCGCGGCTCGCGGCGCTCGCGGCCTGCGTCGTACCCAGAACGAGATGCGTCGGACGGGGAACGAAGCCGTCCGCATGGGTAATCGCGTCACTTCGGCGATGGCGGCGTTTACTGTGCCGACTGCTGCTGCTGCATCCCTGCGAAATATGCAGAGAGGCATGCGCAGTCTGGCCGGGGCAATTGCGGGCTTCTACGCGGGCCGCTATCTGGCTCAAGCGTTTGACGACTTCACCCGGATTCAGAACA